ATTACCAGTATTAATTACTTACACTGATCACACTGATTGGGATTACAAGTTACCCCTACGTGAACAAGATGTTAATGTAGAAGAAGTAGACTATGAATTGGAAGATGAAGTGATTGAGAATGCCATTTGTTTAACAATTAATTTAAGTTTTGATGAAGAGGAAATTTAATTTCCTTTTCTTCACTACTTGGTTTATTAAAATAACCTTCGTATATTATATTATAATTAAAAATATAACAAGTTATGAAAACTCAGGTACAAATTAAATCAGTGTTTGAACAAATTGCAGGTAAAGTATTCACAATGACAAACACTTCAGAAACAAAGAATTACATTATTGAATTTATTACAAGTAAAGGAATTGATGGTACTGACAAACAAGGTATTATTAATAAAGTGAATGCGTGTAAGAATGTTAGTGAACTACAAAGGTATGTTTGTAATAGTTTACTAATGTATGAAGGCATGGGTTTAACATAAACCCGTGTTGTTTTAATTATTTATGGTTAGGGACCCCTTTGGGTCCCTTTTTTTGTCCTTTTTTCCTATCTCGTCCGTTGCCGACCCGAGTGCAACCGTTAGCGAATCGGTCGCGGGTACCCACGCGGCGTTGTTGTCCATACGCGGGTGTGGTCGGCCCGGGTAAAAATTTCCCCACCTTTCAGATCGAAAACGATCTTCCACCCAGGCCCTCATATATACTCATATACTAAAATAAATGTAGGTCTCCCTTTATTCTATATACTTATAGGAAATTAAATTTAAATAAAATGAAACAGATTAAAACTTTAACTGCCATAAGTGAAACGCTTGTTCTCTTATTGGAAGATCTAACTAATTTATTAAACGATATCGATAATGGTGATTTAGTAAGAGAAATTGAGAATAACGTTGTTTCTCCCATGGAGAACACTCAAACTCAATTGGATATCATATTAGATGATATTGATGATGGAGTGTATGATGAATATTCAGGAGAAGACGATTTCGAAGAGTGGGAATAACCATTTCGGAAAGTTTTTCCTAAAATGTAAAAATCTCTTTTAAAAAAGTTTTTTGGGAAGTCGAGCATATATACTTGGCTCCCTAACTTTTTCTTCGTATATTAATTTTATATTTAAAAATACAAAAAATATGACATCAAAAGAAAAAGCACCCCAGACGGCAGTAGAATGGTTGGCAGAAACATTGAAATTCTCAAACAAAGAGATATATGCTCAAACATATTATATTATTGAACAAGCAAAAGAAATGGAAAAGCAACAGATTATTGATGCTTATGAAGATGGTAATTATGAAAATGGAATGGGAAGATGTGAAGCAGAGCAATATTACAACGAACAATTTAACAAATAGAAATAAGATGATACCAAAAGAAAAAGCAATAGAGTTAGTAGATAAATATAAAAACATAAGTATTTCTTTTGTTGATTCAATAGAAGGAACTTGTGATACGTATATTAATAATGAAGATGCCAAAGAATGTGCTTTGATAGCGGTTAATGAGATATTAAAAGATACAAAATTACAAGATTTAACACCATATCAGCATGGTAGAACAGCATACTGGCAAGAAGTTAAACAAGAAATAGAGAAACTATGACACTAAAAGAAAAGTTTGATAAGGTAATGGTTTATCCATTTTCAGAGTATAGGGAACAAATGAAAGTTATAAAAGAAGAAAATAGTAGTGAATATGAAAAAATAGCAGATGAATTTGCTATTGGGTTTGCAGAATGGTTATTGATTATATACAATGAAGATATTATTTATGATGCTTACTCAAAAGAAGAACTATTAGAAATTTATAAAAAAGAACAAGGACTATGAGTATAAAAGAACTAATAGAGACTCTCTCCACATTAGATCCTGAATTAAGGGTTGTAACCCGAGGTTATGAGGGAGGCTATGACGATATAGAATGGCCTGTAAATAAAGAATCTCCTAACATTATCGATTTAGCACTTCATATTAATCCAGCCTGGTATTATGGTAACCATGAGATGGTAAGTGAAGACCATCAGTATGGGAAAGATATTAAAGTAGTTAAAGCTATTGTATTATGAAGGAGTGTAAACATGATTTTAGAGAATTTTTTAAAATAGGTTGGTTTGGAAGACTTAAGCTTAAAGAAGTTAAATGTATTTACTGTGATTTAAAAAAGAAATGATGGTTTGGTGGTATATATGGATTTTAGTTAAAGCGTATTTAGGAATAGGCTTACTTATGGCTTTTTTAGTTGTTATAATAACAATTATAAATAATACTATAGATAGAACATGGTTTAGGGATTTTGCCTTTACTGTTTTTTTTCATCCTGTAGTAGTTTATTATCTTATAAAAGAATTAAAAGATGGAGAATAATTTAGATAAACAATTAGTCCCGTATATGGAACATGTTATAGGCCAAACTTTAGATATGGTTGAAAAACTATTTGTAGATACGGATAATATCGATAAGAAGGAAATTAAGAATCTTTTAACTCATCTTAAAGAAGATTTTGGGGATTATATTACATTATTATCCCCTAAAATTCAGGGTAGATTATTTGAAATTAATGATAAAATATTAAAAGATGACACAGTCCATGAATCTTAAAAATTCAATTGAATATGCGTTATTTTTATTATTAAAAACTTTTGCAGAAAGACTTGGCTTATTAAAAAATAATTCGTATAATTGAGGAATGGGGAAGGGATAAAAATAGAAAATATGGAAATGGGTAAAGAGGTAATAACGTTTACATTGGAAGGATGTAAGTATTGTGAGGAATTAGAGGAAAAATTAGGTAAGGAGGGAATAGAGTATAGGAATATAGATGTAAGTAGGAATAGTGAGATAGGGGATATGATTGAGGGTACCTATAAATGTACTAAATATCCAATGGTAGTACTTCATAGTCCTAATCGTTCTATAGTTTGGTTATCTGAAACAGAATTATTACCTTCAATTAATATTAGAATTTACGATAACATTAATCAAATAATAACAGAAATAAAATATGAATTTAACAGCTGAAAAAATAAATGATAATTGGGGTACTTTAATATCTAGAATAGATACTTATATTACTGAGCCAAGATGTACTCAATTAAAAGAATTTTATGAGAAATATCAAGAACGTATTGCCTTAATGCCTGCTTCATATAAGAAAGAATATCATAATGCCTTCCCAGGCGGATATGTTGATCATGTTATAAGAGTTATAGATGGTGCTCTTAAAATAAATGAGGTATGGAATGAAATGGGAGTAGACCAAAGTACCTACACTATTGAAGAATTAGTATTCTCTGCTTTAAATCATGATTTAGGTAAAATAGGAGATGAAAACCATGAGTCTTATATTCCTCAGACTGATAATTGGAGAAGGGATAAATTAGGAGAAGATTATATGTTTAATGAGGCTTTAGCATTTGCATCAGTTCCAGATCGTTCTTTATTTTTACTTCAACAAAATAGTATTCCATATACATTTAATGAAATGGTAGCAATTCAGACACATGATGGAATTTATGATGAAGGAAATAAGAAATATCTAGCGTCATATTCTCCAGGACAAAAACCAAGAACATCTTTACCTTACATTTTACATCAGGCTGATTTAATGGCTTCGCGTATTGAATTTGAAAAAGAATGGTTACCTAAATTTAAAGGTGAAAAGAAAGTAGAAGTTAAAGTATCTAAACCTGTAGTTAAACAACAACCTAAATTATCTAACGCAAACGCGCCGTTTGCAAATTTATTAAATAATATATAATATGACATTAATTTTAATCAATATTGGAGTAATTATCTTAGGAATTATCTTCTATGTTATTTGGAATTTACTTAAGAAAACAGAAAAACTAGAAACACAAATTGCAGTTCAAGAAAAATATATTCTTGAATTTTATGACCTAGTCAAAACATCAGAAATGAAAATTAAAGAAATTGATAATAAACAGCTATTTCAATCAGATGATGAAGTAGGTTTTTTCTTTACTAATCTAAAAACAATCCAAGAAGCACTTTCGGATTATATAAAATTTATTAAATAATATGGAAGTATTAAATTCTGAAATTAAAATGCTTCATATTCCTCAAGAAGAAACAGAAGTACAGTATACTAAAAAAGGAACAGTTCGAAAGAGGAAACCTAAAGAAAAAAAACAATATTTTACTCAAGATACAGAAGATGCAATTATTGAGTATCTAATAACAACTGATCAACATACTAGAAATAAGATTTATAATGAACGTATTAAATATGCTTTTCATAAATTAACTGAAAATATAATTCATACCTTTAAATTTTATTATACTGAAGTAGAAACAATAGCCGAACTTCAACATGAAGTAACGGCCTTTTTACTTGAAAAATTACATTTATATAAACAATCAAAAGGGAAAGCTTATTCTTACTTTGGCACTATTACTAAACGTTATTTAATTCTTTATAATAATAAAAATTATGAAAAATTAAAGGGTAAAGCGGGAGTAGAGGATATAGATGAAGATAAAACTATTGTTTTAAATATAGTAAATGATTCTGAAAGTGTAGATGACTCATTAATGGGTGAAAATTATTTTATAGATAAATTTATTCAATATATGGATCTTTATTTATTTAAAGTATTTCCTGAACATGAAGATGCTAAAACAGCAGATGCTATTATGCAACTTTTTAAATATAGGGAAAGTTTAGATATTTTTAATAAAAAAGGAATTTATATTTATATTAGAGAACAAACAGATCAAGATACCCCTCAAATAACTAAAATAATAAAAAGGCTAGAAAAAGTTTATAGACGATTACATTATCAATATTTAGATTATGGGTATGTTAGCTTAAATTATTAAAAAATTTATAAACCCTATATTTATAGTAAAAATATATTATGGATTTTAACAATGTAGTCTTATTTGGTAAAAAGACCTTTGCTGATTTATTAAAAGAAATACATACTAATTCCTCTTCTAAGGAAAAAGAAATTAGAATAATGATAGAACAACTAAAACCTTTCATTAATTCAGCAGGTGATGCTGTTATAATTGTTCCTCTTATTAAAGATTACTTAGATGTATCAGTTAAGAATGATGATTTATTAATTAAAATGGCAGGTATTGTTCAAAGAGCATTAAATAATACTTCAAATGGAGAAGATTTAGTAATTAGTGAAGATGAAAAACAAGCCTTATTAGAGACCATTAATCAATTAGATAAGCAAGTAGAAGAAATACCTGTAAGAAAATTAAATGAGTAGTTTATATCCTAGTTTACAGCAGCGTATATCAAACATAGCATCGGGTAAGGGAAATGGAGGTAAAAGTTTATTTTTCTTTGCTCGTGTTAATGATATTGTCTTATCAACTGAAACTAAAACTACTAATTTCTTTAAAGAAGCTGGAGGATGGGCAGGATTAGGTTCAATTAAATTTACTCCTATAAATTCTAAACCAGATAATGATAAACCTGCTAATTTAATAGCTAAACCTTTATTTAATAATATTTCTAAATATCCTATTTTAGAAGAAATGGTTTTAATATTAAGTGCCCCTTCATATGATTTAAATGAAAAACCTAATGCTAAAACTTTTTATTACCTAACTACCGTAGGTTTATGGAATAGTGTTCATCATAATGCTTTTCCTGATATTCAAACTTATAAAGGTGGAGAATTAAATTTTGGTCGTACATTTACTGAAAAAGAAGATATAAGAAATTTATTACCTGAAGAAGGAGATGTAATATTTGAGGGAAGGTGGGGTAATTCAATTCGTTTTTCTTCTACAACTAAGCAAAAAGCCATAAACAATCCTTGGAGCTCTACAGGTGAAATTGGAATGCCTATTACTATTATTAGAAATAATCAAACTAATATCGATATAAATCCTAATCCATGGGTTCCTATTTATGAAGATCCTAATAATGATGGAACTTCTATTTATTTATGTGCAGGACAAGATATTCCTTTAGAATATGCTTCTAAAAATTTACAATCATATGATGTAAAACCCCTAGGATCAGCATTTAATAGTTCATTACAAGTAGCAGACCCTTACTTTATATCGCCAAATCTATCACCTAAACAAGCAGATAACTTAGTATAATATGGCATCTTCTTATAAACCCGAATTCCCTTACTTAGGAGATCATTTAATACTAAATTCTGGTAGAGTTACTATTAATTCTAAAAATGATTCTATAATGTTATTTGCTAAAGAATCTATTAGTTTTTCTTCGGCAGGTACTATACATTTTAATAGTGATGATGAATTAATAATTAACTCATCTAAAATTTACTTAGGATTAGAAACCGATATTAATAAACCAGAACCCGCTATTAAAGGGGAAAAATTATTTAATGCTTTAAATTTTTTGGCAGAGGCCTTAATAAATTTAGGAGAAGGTTTATCATATGCTACAGATAGTAATGGTATAGGAATCCCTGCAGTATCGGTATCTGGAGAAAGTTTAGTAGTTGATTCTTTACAATTACAAAATTTATTAGATAAAATTAGATCTGAAAAAACCTTTTTATTATAATGGCAGTACCTAAAGGATTATCTAGAATATTATGTGATGTAGCTCCTAAAAGAATTAGTAAAGTTACTAATCAAATACTTAAAATTTTATTTGAAATTAATAATGTTTTAAGTGAAATTAATTCTATTGATTTTTGTAATCCTTTAGGGTATATTTTATCTAAGGCTTTACCTCCTGGAGGACTTTTAGAAGCTAAACTTTTAAAATATGGAAAAGACGCTTTAGATTTTATAAATAATTTAGAAGATAAATTAAATCCTTTAAAACTTGAAGGAGAAACAGATGAACAATATAAAACCCGAATTCAATCTTATCAAGCATCTATTGAGGAAATTAGATTATCTTTAGAAGATATAGTCCCCCCAGATGATTTAATTGAACTTATTCCTGGTGGGGAAGGATTAATTAAAACTATTCAACAAATAAATTTAGCATTAGTTGCAACAAGTGATACTATTGATCCTACTCAATCTATATTAACTAAAATTTCTATATTACAATCATTTGCTAGAAAGTTAACTCCCTTTTTATCCCCAATTAATATAGCTACTTTAGCTATAGGAGGACAAGAAGCTGAAATTAATAAGAAATTAGCAGGTATAATTAGACCTGAAAGATTTAGAGAAAGTGTTGGGTTTTTAGTTAAACAAGTAAAAGCAGTTGATAAAGCTATTGTCCAAATACAAGCTACTGTTAAATTAATTAATACTATTGTAAGAATTATTAATACTTTAATTAAAGTTTATAAATTTGTAGTTAAAATACTAAAACGTTTAAATACTCCTTTAGCAGTAGGAGGGGGAGGTTCACCTGTAATATCACAAACTAATGCATCAACTAATACACAAGCCGATACTATTTCTAAAAGTAATCAAATTGTTGATGACTTAGAAAAAATAACAACCCTGGTTTCTAATTTTTTAAAAGGCCCAGTTTTATTAAATATAAAACGTATAAGAAGACAAATACTTCGATTATTAACAGGCCTTAATATATTATACCAAAATCTTAGAGCTTGTTCTTTTACAAGTGATGATCAAGGTTTACTAAATTCAGTTCAAGGGAGTATAGATTCATTAAATAATAGTTTAAGTATTATTGATGAATTATTTCCTACTGCTAGAACTACTAATTTACCTCAATTATATAATGGGTATTCTATTAACATAATTAAAGAAGAAGTAGTTGATGAGGGAATATCTTTATTGAGAAGAAGAGTAATAGTAGCTGATCAAAGAGGAGTTTTAGAGTATGAAGGGACCCCCACATATGCTCCTGATGATCAAGTATTGATTAAAGAAGGTCAATATTACATTGATAAACAAAATCAAACTCGTACTAGTGATGAAGGTAATGATTCACCTACGGACCAAGAAGTAATAGATTTAACAACATTAGCAGGATTTAATCCTAATAATACTATTGGTGGGCCTGTAACACCTGATTAAAATAAGTTTTAATATTAAATATTTATATGTATGAAATTGGATGCATTTAGAAAAATAATTAGAGAAGAAGTAAAAAAAGCTATTCAAGAAGAACTAAAAGATGTTCTACTTGAAGCAGTAAAATTAGCTAGTAAACCTACTAACTCATCTACTTCTATTAAAAAATTAACTCAACCCTATTCTAAAGTAGAATCTACCTATAAACCAACATTCTCAGATATAATTGCTGAAGAAAGAAAATCTATTCCTTCTACAGGTAATCCTATGTTAGATATCTTAAATGAAACTGCTCAAGCAGGTGAATGGAGAACTTTAAATGGAGGTGAA